CCTCCGGCAAAGTAGGGATCAACGTAGTCCCTGCTGCCGGAACTGACGCAAAATTGCAGTTAACTGGCCTTACAACAAACGCTACAACGCTTGCCACAGCATATTCAGCAGCGTCTTTGGTTGTGGTTCCTAAATCCACATCGGGCTTTTCCTTGGCAATTGCCTCGGGTACAGGTGATGCCCCTCAATTACAGGTCAGTGCAAACGGTGCTGCGGCTGGTGAGTTGTTGATTCAGCCCTACGGCGGCAGCGTAGGGATTGGGACGAGTTCGCCTTCAGCATCTACCATCTTGGACGCGCAAAGCACCACCAAAGGTGTGCGGATGCCCAACATGACCACTACACAGAAGAACGCTATTGCTTCCCCTGCCGCTGGCTTGATGGTGTTTGATACAACACTGTCAAAACTGGCTGTGTATTCTGGTACGGCTTGGCAGACCATTACTTCAGTCTAAAGGAACCACCATGACAAACTACCTCTGGACTATTTCGCAACTCGACCGACTGACCTCTGATGGTTTCGTGGTCACAGTGCATTACAACGTGTCTGCCACTGATGGCACATACAGCGCCAATACCTACGGCACTGTGAGCTACCAAGAGCAGCCCGGTGAGACATTCATCCCCTATGCTGACCTCACTGAAGCCATTGTGGTTGGTTGGGTGCAGACAAGCCTTGGCAAAGACACTGTGGAAGCCAGCTTGCAAGGCCAAATCAACGCACAGATCAACCCCGTACAAGAGTCGGGTGTGCCTTGGAGCCAGCCATGAAAGTCTGGTCTATTGAGCAAATGCAGTGCTTTCCCAGCGTAGACGGCAAGCAAAACGTCGTCTATGTGGTCAACTGGCTATTGACAGCCACGGAGAATGGCAATACTGTTCATATATACAATACAACGAACCTTGAGTACACTCCTGGTTCGCCGTATACTGAATACGCATCCCTGACATCCGAGCAAGTGCTTGGCTGGGTCAAAGATGCGCTTGGCAACAAACAAGTGCAAGCCTATGAAGTCGAGGCCGATGAGCTTCTGGCGGCAAAAGCTGCACCGCAACTGGTTACAAACGGTCTGCCTTGGGTAGACCAGACATACGTGCCAATCAAACTGTACTGATGCAGTTCATCAGGAACTCTAACGAGTAAACACATGACTGAAGAAGTCCAAGCCCTAGCGGAAGTAGACTCCGCGCCAACCACGGATGTGACGGCCACACCTGAAGTTGCTGAAAGTACGCCGGAAGTCGCTGAGAATCAAACCGACCAAGCTGAGAAGAAATACTCTCAAGCTGAAATTGACGCGATGATCGGCAAACGCCTTGCAAGAGAGCAACGTAAGTGGGAAAGAGAACAAGTACAGCGTCAGTCTGAACAACAGACGCTAAGAGCTGCGCCAACGGCCAGCGTTGACCAGTTTGAGTCTCCTGAAGCCTATGCGGAAGCATTGACCCTTCAAAGAGCCGAAGAACTGATCGCCAAACGCGAAGCCGCCAAACAGCAATCTGCCGTTCTCGAAAGCTATCAAGAGCGTGAAGAAGCAGCACGGGACAAGTACGACGATTTTCAACAAGTCGCCTACAACCCCCAGCTACCGATCACAAACGTGATGGCAGAAACGATCCAGTCTTCGGACATTGGACCTGAGTTAGCGTACTACCTCGGCTCCAACCCAAAAGAAGCAGATCGCATCTCACGCATGACGCCCTTGAGCCAGGCGAAGGAAATTGGAAAGATTGAGGCCAAACTGGCGTCAGACCCTCCAGTAAAACGAACAACGTCTGCACCTGCACCGATTTCACCTGTCACAGCGAGAGCCTCCGGTTCTCCGGCTCACGACACTACGGACCCCCGGTCTATCAAGACCATGACGGCCTCGCAGTGGATTGAAGCTGACCGCGCCCGACAGATGAAGAAGATGCAAGCACAGATGACCCGCTAAAAACTTTGAAAGGACTTTGAAATGTCAAACAGCATTCTCACGATCGACATGATCACACGCAAGGCTCTCGAAATCCTTGAGAACAACCTTGTGCTCACCCGCAATGTAAACCGTCAGTACGACGACAGCTTCGCTGTTGAAGGTGCCAAGATTGGTTCCACACTGCGTATCCGTTTGCCCGACCGCGCTTTGGTGACCGACGGTGCCGCCCTGCAAGTTCAGGACGACAACGAACAGTTCACCACTTTGACCGTTGCCAGCCAGAAGCACATTGGTGTTAACTTCACCTCTGCTGAACTGACCATGCAGTTGGACGACTTTGCTGAACGTGTGCTCAAGCCACGTATCAGCCAGTTGGCCTCCAGCATTGACGCTGACGTTGCCAATGCGTACAAAACCATCGGCAACACTGTCGGTACACCTGGCACCACTCCTTCGACTTCTTTGGTGCTGTTGCAAGCCCAGCAGAAGCTGAACGAGAACGCTGCCGTGATGAACCCACGTTATGCCACCGTCAACCCCGCCGCTAACGCTGGTTTGGTTGAAGGCATGAAAGGTCTGTTCAACCCCACCGACACCATCAGCAAGCAGTTTAAGAACGGCATGATGGGCACTGGCGTGTTGGGCTTTGACGAGATCAACATGTCTCAGTCGATCAAGCAACACACCACTGGTTCGCGTGACGCATCTGCCGCCACCATCGTTGCCGCTTCGGTGACTTCGGAAGGTTCTTCTACTCTGAGCCTGTCGCAAGCCTCGGTAACCACTACCATCAAAGCTGGTGACGTGTTTACTTGCGGTAGCGTCTTTGCTGTGAACCCACAAACCCGTGAAACCACCGGTTCGTTGTTCCAGTTTGTGGCTCTGGCTGATGCAACCGCTGTGGCTGGCACTTGGTCTGTGACCGTGGCTCCCATGTACTCCGCTGCTCACGCACTGGCTACCATGACTGCCCTGCCGCTGATCAACGCTGTTGTGACCTTCGTTGGCGCAGCTTCTACTGCCTACGCTCAGAACTTGGTGTACCACAAAGATGCCATTACCTTTGCAACAGCCGACTTGTTGTTGCCACAAGGCGTTGACATGGCTGCCCGTGCCGTCCACAACGGTATCAGCTTGCGTGTTGTTCGTCAGTACGACATCAACAACGATCGCTTGCCTTGCCGTATCGACGTTTTGTATGGCTTCAGCACCATCCGTCCACAAATGGCCTGCCGCATCTGGGGCTAAACCGAATGGGGCTTCGGCCCCGTTTTTTGTATCAAATTTGAAAGGAAATTATCATGGCACTCCCAAACGGCGCAGGCGGTTACCAAATTGGTGACGGCAATTCTGGCGAAGCTCAACTGTTCGTGCAAGCTGCTCCCACAGCGTTGACCGCAGCAGCAGTTTTGACCTCGGCTCAACTGGCAAACGGTCTGTTCACATACACCGGCGCAGCCGTCAACTTGACCTTGCCCACCGTGGCTTTGGTTGAGGCTGACATCAGCAGCGCTTCTAAAGTGGACGCAGCATTTGACTTCATCATCATTAACATTGGGGCGACCAACGCCGCTACTGTTATTGTGGGCACAGGCTGGACCATTGTTGGCGCAGCCGCTGTGTCTGCTGCCACCTCTGCCCGGTTCCGCGCCCGTAAAACCGGCGATGGTTCTTGGACTTTGTACCGCGTAGCCTAAACCTAAACGGGGGTTTCGGCCCCTGTTTTTAAAGGAAAAACCATGCCAAATACAAAAGCTGTAGGCGTCGCGTTTAGCGACCCTGAATTTGATAGCGTAACTGTTACTGGCGCGTCAGCGCTACAAGCAGTAACCGGTACAACTGTGGTTGGAACTACCGTTTTTGCTACAACCGAAATTGGTTACACCGCAGCAGCAAGCGGCGCAGTGACTCAATTAACAGACAAGTCTACGGGGGTAACTCTGAACAAATCTGCTGGTCAGATCACACTAAACAACGCTGCGTTGGCTAACATCACAAACGTTTCGTTTACTTTGACCAACAACACAATTAGCGCAAAAGACGTTATTATTTTGAGTGTTGCGTCTGGCGCTACCGCTGGTGCATACAACTGCTGGATTTCTAGCAAGACCACAGGAAGTTGCGTAATCACAATTCGCAACCTCTCGGGCGGTTCGCTAAGCGAGGCTTTTGTAATCAACTTTGCTGTGATTCACGTTCTGTAAACTAAACGGGGTCTTCGGACCCCGTTCTCAACATGCACATTTACCTAGAACACCCCACTCATGGCCGAAAAATAGCGTACATGGAAGCGGAAGCTGAACATGATGAGAAATATGGTTGGGTACGCTACAATCCTGACACGCCTTCAGAGCCTGAAGAAGCGGCTAACACGCTTGTGGTAAAGCGCAAATATACCCGTAAGGCCGAAACCGAAGGAGTCTGACATGGCAACGTACACCGCTGGTGATCAAATCAACAGGGCGCTGCGCCTGCTCGGTGTACTTGCAGAAGGCGAATCGCCATCAGCCGAAACGTCCCAAGACGCCTTGATGGCAATGAATCAAATGATTGATTCATGGAACACAG